ATCTAAATATAGATTTGAAAGATAACTTTGGTGGTTTTAATTGTGGTAAACCTGCAGGTTATATCCAAGACTTTGATGCATTACCTGAAAAGACTAAAGAGTTGATTAAACAAATAAAAAGAGTTCGTGTTTTATTTGGTTTAGTTGATATGATTGATGCTACAGACAAAGATAAAAATAATAAAGAAATAAAGTCTGTGCCCTTCATATGGGAGATAGATAATAGAGATGCATTTAAGATTGTTGGTCAACCATTTGCTAAGTTAGCAAAGATGAAAAGACTACCATTGCAACATGTTATGGCGTTTGGCACAGAGGAAAGAAAACTACCTAATGGTAATGCTTTCTTTTTACCTAAGTGTGATGTGGACACTAGCACTAAGATAGACATAGTGGAGAAAGACCAAGACATGTTTGCAGACTTTATGGCATGGGTACAGAACTACAACGATTACATAGTAGCAGAGTGGGATAAAAAAGCATCCTCTGATACTTCAGAAAAATATGTAGAAGTTGTTGATACTTTTGTTGATGTAGAATAATGGTTAATCATCAAGCAGAGTTGGCAGTGTATAAATATCTTGATGATGTTAATCAAGGTAAAAAGTCTATGAGCCAAGAGGTTATGGATACTATTGCGAATGACATCAAAGATGCTTTGCATCGCCAATTCAACTACAAGAGAGATGAAACTTTTAGTTTTAGAATGTCTAACGTAGGCAGACCATCTTGTCAACTTTGGTGGGAAAAGAATTACCCTGAAAAGGCTTTACCTAAACCTAACACATTTATAATTAACATGTTGATAGGAGATGTGATAGAAGCTATATTCAAAGGATTGTTGACAGAGGCAGGTGTTGAATTTAAGAATAGTGACAAGGTAGTTTTGAAAACAGATAAGAATGAAATCTCAGGCACATATGATTTAATTATGGATGGTTCTGTTGATGACATAAAATCTGCATCAGATTGGTCATATAAATATAAATTTGAATCCTCTGATAGTTTGAAAGATGGTGATTCGTTTGGCTACGTTGGACAACTCTCAGGTTATGCAGTTGCCTCTGATACTAAATTAGGTGGTTGGTGGGTTGTAAACAAAAACAATGGACAGTTTAAATATGTAAAAGCTCACAACATAAATCTGAAAGATGAAATAAAGAAGATAGAACGAACTATAAAAGAAGCAAGTTCTAAAACCTTAAAAAGATGTTTCAGTCCTGTGTCTGAGAAGTTTAGAGGTAAAGATACAGGTAACACTGTATTAAATAAAAACTGTACGTTTTGTGATTATAGACATGTGTGTTGGGATAGCTTACAAGAGCTTCCTGCACAGAAGTCTTTAGCTAAAGAACCTAAAATGGTTCAGTATGTGTCAATAGAAAAGGAGAATATAACATGACAACAGATAATACAAAGATAAAAGATTTGCAGAAGGACATTACAAATATGGAAAAAGAGTTAGCTGAAGCTAAGAAAACTCTTCGTGATATGAGAACTAAAGGCTTACGTGAAGCTATGGAAGCTAAAAAGTTAGCAGACGAGGCAGTAAAAGAAGAAATGAAAGCTCTTGGTGTTTCATATTCTCATGATTCATATGAGTTCAATCCTTTTACAGGTTGGAGAAGATTACTCTAGTGTCACCTCATAGGGCATTTAGAATTGCTATGAAGCATGGGTATAGGAGTGGTTTAGAGCACAAAGTATCTATATATCTTGACGAACTAAAGCATAAGTATCTTTATGAGAAAGTTAAGATAGAATGGGAAGACTTAGCTTATCGCACCTATACCCCTGACTTCATATTAAACAATGGTATAATAATAGAAACAAAAGGTAGATTTTTAGCATCAGATAGACGTAAACATTTAGCTATTAAAAAACAACATCCCAAGTTAGATATTAGATTTGTTTTTGAAAATAGTAGAAATAAATTAAGAAAAGGTGCAAAGTCAACGTATGGTCAGTGGTGTATAAAGTATGGCTTTCGTTATTACGACAGAATAATACCTGAAGATTGGTTAAAAGAAAAAGGTAAAAACAAACATCCTAAGTTTATAAAATTTTCAGGTAAAAAGAAAGGAACTAAATATGGACATAATAAATAAAATAAATGATGAAGATTATGCTATTATACTTAGACCTCACTTAGATAAATATTTCAAGTGGACAGGAGAAGTATCTGTAGATGTAATGACATCAGAGAGAAATAGTTTGGAAGATGAAGATGCAGAAGGCATGATGTCTTTTGTTAGTATGGTTTGTGCATCTATACCTGTCATGGATAGTAATCCTGCATTCAAAAAAGAATGTGATAGAGCCAGTAAAATATTCTTGAAAAATAAAGATAAATGTGCTATAGATAAAATAGAAAAAGTTGAAAATAATATTATTAAAGTAGATTTTAAATCTCGTGATGGTAAAGATAAATGAGGCATTTAGAATATATGAAAAAGAAATTTAAAGAACTAGGAGAAAAATCAAAGGAGCAAAAAGTGAAATATTTATCAGGTGTAAAAAAACAAGCACAAGAACAATCAGACCATAAACAAACTATGGATATGGTTAATCATCCACCACACTACAACAAAGCAGGTATAGAGACTATTGATGCTATCAAAGCTATGACAGATAGTGGATTTGAATACTACCTGCAAGGTAACATTATGAAGTACCTTTGGAGATACAGATACAAAAATGGTGTAGAAGATTTAAAGAAAGCACAATGGTATCTCACAGAACTAATAAATGTTGTTGAAAATGATAAAAGTTAAAATGATGATAACATTAGAGGTAGACCCTGAAGAATATCCTGTTCCTGCAGATGGCAGAGTTGAGGAAGAGTTCTATGACCATATGCATGAATATGTTCATGACATATCAGGAGTTAAAATTAAAAGTATGAAAATAGTAAGTGAGGAGATTTAAAATGAGAAACTATTTACCAACAGACTATCAAAATTTTATTGCTCTTTCTAGATATGCGAGATGGAAAGAGGATGAACAACGCAGAGAGACATGGATTGAAACTGTAGACAGATACTTTGACTATATGAGTGAGCATCTAAAAAATAATTATAACTATACAATTACAAAAGCATTACAAGAGAAGTTATCAAATGCTATTATGTCTTTAAGTATAATGCCTAGTATGAGAGCTTTGATGACATCAGGTGTAGCTTTAGACAGATGTCATGTAGCAGGATATAACTGTAGCTACATACCTGTAGACAGTCCACGTAGTTTTGACGAGTGTATGTATATACTTATGTGTGGCACAGGTGTTGGCTTCTCTGTAGAAAGAGAAAATGTAGATAAGTTACCTGTAGTTAATGAACATTTTGAGAAGAGCACTACTACAGTAAAAGTAGAAGATAGTAGACAAGGTTGGGCAAAAGCATTGAGAGAACTTATTGCCATGTTATATGTAGGACAAATACCTACATGGGACACCTCACAGGTTAGACCTGCAGGTGCTAGACTAAAAACTTTTGGTGGTAGAGCATCAGGACCTGCTCCACTTGAAGAACTGTTTCATTTTTGTATTGAAAAATTTACAAATGCAAAAGGCAGAAGATTATTCCCAATTGAGTGTCATGATATTATGTGCAAGATAGGAGAAGTTGTAGTTGTTGGTGGTGTTAGACGTTCTGCTCTCATCTCTTTGTCTAATTTAGGTGATGACCAAATGCGTCATGCTAAGTCAGGACAATGGTGGGAGAATGAAGGACAGAGAGCATTAGCTAATAATTCTGTAGCATTCAAAGGTAAACCTGAGATGGGTACATTCATGAGAGAATGGACATCATTATATGAATCTAAATCAGGTGAACGTGGTATCTTTAATCGTCAATCTGCTAAAGTAAAAGCATCTGAGAATGGTAGAAGAGATACAGAGTACGAGTTTGGTTGTAATCCATGTAGTGAGATTATACTTAGACCTTATCAGTTCTGCAACCTAACTGAAGTTGTTGCACGTGAAACCGATGATATAGAGACACTAAAAGATAAAGTTAGGTTAGCCACTATTCTTGGCACATTTCAATCTACATTAACTAGATTCAAGTATCTAAGAAAGGTATGGAAATATAATACGGAAGAAGAGAGATTATTAGGTGTATCACTAACAGGCATACTTGATTGTCCTGTATTGTCTCCTGATAATGGTAATCTAGAATCTAATTTAGAAATATTAAAAACAGTTGCAGTAGAGACTAACAAGAAGATTGCTAAAGACTTAGGTATACCACAGTCAACTGCAATCACTTGCATTAAACCATCAGGAACAGTATCACAGTTAGTTGATAGTGCTAGTGGGATTCATGCAAGACATAATCCTTTTTACATTAGAACTGTGCGTGGTGATAACAAAGACCCATTGACACAGTTTATGAAAGATGCAGGTATTCCTGCAGAGCCTGATGTTATGAAGCCTGATAGTACAACTGTGTTTAGCTTCCCTATGAAGTCACCATCAGGTGCTATCACTAGAACTGAAATGACTGCCATAGAGCAACTAGACTATTGGTTGTTGTTTCAAAGGCATTGGTGTGAGCATAAACCATCTGTAACTATATCTGTCAAGGAGCATGAATGGATGCGAGTTGGAGCATGGGTATATGATAACTTTGATGAAGTGTCAGGTATATCTTTTTTACCTTTCAGTGAGCATACATATAAACAAGCTCCTTATCAAGATATTAATGAAGATGAATATAATAGCTTGACAAAGGTTATGCCATCTGCTATAGATTGGAGTAAGTTGCAAGACTTTGAAAAAGAAGATACAACAAGTGGCAGTAAAGAATTAGCTTGTACTGCAGGTGTTTGTGAAATCGTTGACATTGAAGCAAAATAAATAGAAAGGAGAAATTAATGAGGGAAATGTTATTATCAGCTTTGAAGTCCTATTATGTAGGGCATATAAATAAACATATAGCTAACGTAGAGATATATTTAAGTAGGTCTACAGGTATTGGAGAACACTCTGATATTATAGAAGCTATGGATAAGGAAGTAGGAGAGATTGGTAAGTATGATGATAGATTATCAATGATATTAAAATATTTAGAAAGGAGACAACCTAATGAAGCAGAAGAAAAAAAGGAATCCAAATCTAAGTAAGTATGATGCACCCCTACGTATTCAGTTTGAACGTGGGGTCAATGCTTTCAGAGGTAAACAATACATAAGAAATGTTGGCAAGAAAAGTGCTAAGATTATATGTACAGAAAGTCCCTATCATACAAACACTATGCAACACAGAGAGTGGCAAAGAGGATATAACTTTGCCTATGCCAAACAGTTGGAGAAAGTAAAACGTGAAGAAGCTAGAAGAAGAAGCCAAGAGGTTCATGCAGTTGCACAATAAGAGTTTGATAACTGCAAATGAATACCAAGAAAAGTGTAAGACTACTGCAATATATCCAAAGAAGGATGCAATAGCTTACCTATCTCTTGGACTTGTTAGTGAGGCAGGAGAGGTAGCAGGAAAAGTAAAGAAACATATACGTGATGGTACAGAATCAAATGTAGCATCAGAGATAGGAGATGTGCTTTGGTATTGTGCAATGTTAGCTAACGAACTAGATGTGAATCTTGGCAAGATAATGGAAAATAATTTGGAGAAACTAAATGACAGAAAACAAAGGGGAAAGTTACAAGGTTCAGGAGACACTCGTTAATAAAGTTACACCTGTCCATGATTTATCGTGGTATTTAAAATGGACAGGTTCTATGTTAATTATGTCAGGAATAATATGTAGGGCAGCAGGTGTGTTGCCCTTTTATGATTTAGTTGCATCTTGTGTAGGTACAGGGATGTTAGCAGGTATGGCTTATCTTTGGCACGATAGAGCCTTACTTACTGTTAATGTGGTAGCTTGTGCTTCACTAGCTATGGGAATCATGAGGTATTTATTTATTTAAATTCTATTTTATCAGGAAATCGTTTAGCAATCTCTTTACCTAAACTTAAAAGTTTATTATAATCATAATCGTTTTTAGAGGCAGGGGGTTTAAAGGTGTTGTCGTATGCTACAAAAGCTAAACTTCTTACCCTGCTTGGTAATCTATTAAAATCTAATACATCTTTAGGATAATTTTTATATTTTTTTGCATAATTTTCTCTAGTTCTTTGACTTTTTATTCCTAAAGCTACTTCATTTTTTACTTCGGTAATCATATTTTGTAACAAATCTCTTTGTTTTTCTGCTTTTGGATAGAATACTTTTGATGTACCACCATCAGGGTCTCTTTTTAATATCTCTGTATCTTCTAAATTTTGATATGCATCACTGTTTATGTAAGGTACAAAAACATTTTTTATATAATGGTCCATAATTACACCATACATTTCATCATATTCAGGCACACCTGTTGTAGGATACTTAGCATACTTTCGTATCTTTAATCTATCTAACTCAGATTCAAATTTATTTTTCTTTTGATTCAACAATATACCTGCAGTTTGTCTTGTTAAAGGTGCAACTCTTCTTGTCTTACCCTCTTTAAAAGAATACTGTCTAGGTTTAGGTGCTTTATATCCTGTAGATTCTCCTATCAAATCTTCTAATGTTGTTTGCAAACTATAGCTTCTAGGCAATCTTGACAAAGTTTTATTTATCAAAACACTAAGAGCATCATTTTTGTTAATCGCTTTTAATACTCTTTCATCATCAGGTGCAAGAAAAGTGTTATCAATATCTTGAACTGCAGTAGCAGGAATAGTAAGAGTGCTAAATAAATTTCCAAAATATTCTGCACCTAAATTGTAAAATCTTTGAGTTGGGTCAATATCCTCATTTGTTAAATCATCAAATGCTTTTTCTAGTGAGTACAAACCAAAACCTGCTTTGAATTGAGAGCCAGTTAAAGCCTGTATTGCAGAAGTAAAAAAATCTCTATTTTTAAAGGCAGGTTCACCCTTTATTAAATTAGCTAATATATCTCCAAAAAATAAAAAAGGAGCTGCAGGAAACATAGGTCTTAAATCAAAAGACCTGCCCTCTTCAGTAACACCTTCATACCAATTTTCTCCTGCGTGGTCAGTTAATCTAAACGCAGTAGCTGCCACCAAACCTGCTGTTCCAACTAATCCTTTAGCAGCATCTTCATAAGAGGTTATTAATTCGTTTGGTTTCATTCCTACTAAAGATTTACCTACATTTAAAAGTTGCCCTCTTGCTTTTGAACTTGCTAATAAATATGCAGGACTATACTCATACGTAAATCTCATAGCATTAACCATAAATCTAGGGAAAGGAACGATAGCAGTTCCTAGAAAAGGTGCAGAATGTGCACCTTGAATTAAAAGATTACCTAGTCTCCCTGCACTAGTTGACATATCAGGTGTTTTTTGATAAGTAAAGTATAATGTATCTTGTATTACTTTATCTAATGCCTCTTTACCACCTTTAGTACCAAATACATCATTAAATCTACCTTTTTTTATTATTTCAATTAAATTAAAATCTTCTTCAGCTAACTCTTTACCAAACTCTTTTTTATAAAGACTAGGATTTTTAGCGTAATAGGTATACAAGTCATTTAAAGACCTTTTTAAATTACCTGCAAACGCTGCTCTTTTAAACAGATTATCAGAAATAGTGTTCAAAGCATTTAACTGTCTGGACACCCTTTCCATTTTTCCTACTTTATGATTGCCACCTCTACCATTAGGTAATCCATCTGATATATCGGCTAGTTGTCTGAATAATGTAGATGCTTTATTTTGAAATCCATTTTCAAATATTTGTTCAATCAATGCAGCTTCTTTTTTGTTCATCATTCCATAAACAATAGCGAATGCATCGGAGTTTGGTTTCAATACTTTTGTTCCTGTTACCCTTGCCAAGTTAGTGTCAAATGCTCTTGTTAGGGCATCCATAGGTAATCTAACTGCACCTGATATTGTGTTTCTAAAAGTAGTAGCAAATTGAGATGTCATAAATGCTAATCGCATAGCATCAACTGCTTTTGCTTTATCCATGAAAGTATTACCACCAACTACTTTTAAATACTCACTCACGTTACCATCGTTGGCAGCTTCTGCTAATTTTTTTATAGCTTCCTTTTGTTCTATTGCAACTCCAAACATATCGTAGTTTGCAACATCATCAAGAGCACCATTGAATCTTCTTAACTTTGATAATAATGCTTTTTTAGACTGTCCTGCAGCTTGTAAAACCCTAGCAGCATCAGATAAATCTGCCATAAAAATATTACCAATATCGTCATAAGTTAAATCATACTTTTTTAGTATATCACTAAATGCTTTGTTAACTTCTTCAGTAGCTTTTGTAGCACCTTTTATTCCTTTTACTGCTTCTTCTTCTGTTCCAAGAAGTTTTACGACTCTTTGTAAACCTTCAGTTATTCTCTCTCCATCTTTTAAACCACCTGCTTGTGCTAATACATCAGTTAAAAATCCTGATACTTGTTTAAATTTCTCAGGTTGAACTGCTAATCTTATAGAGGCATCTAAACCTTTTGTAGATGCCATCTCACCTAATTTAGCCTTACCTGCTTCAACAGCATCTTTATTTAGTGAGTTTAATTTATCTGTTACTTGTTGTCCTAATTCTTTATTTTTATCTAATATACTATTTGCATTTATATCAGCTTCTTGCCTTCTTTTCAATATAGCAGTTTCACTCTCTTTTACTATATCTCCTGTATCTTTTTCTATTCTTTTTACTATTTCTTTTTTACCCATAACTAAAGGCACACCCACACTTGCACCTGCAGAAATAGCAGTGGCTAAAGCAGTCTGACCAAAACTATAATTTTTTTGTAGACCTGCCTCAATCATAGTGCCTTGATGTGCAATGTCTTGCAATGCTCCACCTGTTCCTTCTATAACTGCTGCAGAGGTCAAAGGTCTTGAAGCTATACCTGATAAAATTTTTCCTGTTGCTAATTTTGAAGTTGCAACAGCAGCTTGTCCTGCCACCTTACCCCCTGCAGGTATAAGTAAAGATAGGTACGTAGAGGGAGCAAAAGCTATACCACCAAAATAATCAAGAAGTGCAGTAGATGTGTTAGAACCACCCTTTTCAAAAAAAGATGGCATTTGCTCGTACACAGTGTATAGTGTTTTATAGTCTTGTAACTCCTGCATTTTTGCAGAAGAAGTTCTTGAATCATTTGCTAAACCACTAACATAACCATAATCCAAACCTGCGTACAATTCATTAACAGAGGTTTGTCTGAAATGTTCTATCATTTCATCAATAGCTTCCTCACCATCTATGTCTTCATAACCTAAATGATTTTTAGCAAATCTAATGGCTGTGTCTTTTATAGCTTGATTTTGCTTTATACCTTCATATGTAATTTTTTGGGGAATATTTTCTAGGGATATTTTTGGAGTAGTAGTAAAGTATTCAGATAAATCTACTATGCTTTCTTTTTCTTCATTAGAAATACTCTCTTGTAAACTTTTAGGAGCATCTTCCTCATTAAAGTATTCAGATAAATCTACAATATCAGAAGGAAGTTTTTTGTTCTCTTGTTCTTCAGTCGTAAAATATTCAGATAAATCTACAATCTCATTAGTTTTTTGCAAATTTTGCATTATCTAACCTATTGAGGTGATTGCGTAGATAAAGAAAAAACCTTTTGTTCTGCTATAGCTTTATCTACACCTTGAGCCACTAAACTATCTATCATTACTGTAGCTCCTTTTTGTCTTATTAAATCTTTTAGTATAGTATCGTTTAATTTTGCAGGTATTCCTTTTTTATTAAATGTAATATCTTTATTCTTTTTATTTGTATCATCTAAAGCAACTTGAACACCAAAAGAACTGATAACATTATTATAAGCCTCATTAAATAAATCTAAACTTTTACCTGATAATCTTTTTCTATATGTGTTATTAGCATATCCACCTAATTCTTTATCTATGAACTGTTTATAAAGTTCTGAGTTTAAAATGGCATCAGGTTTACCCTCGTTAAAACTTAATATACCATTTTCTTTTAACTTTTGAGCATTTAATCTTATTTTCTGAGATATGAAAGTATTTAAATCTGTCTGATACCCTTTAACTTTTTCTATTTCTTCATTACCACCCTCTGCTATATTTTTTATAGTATTTAAACTTCTTAAACCATCCATAGCTTTATTCATGCCATCTTCATCGCCTCTTGATTCTGCTTTTATGTAGGCTTGAGTAAGTATGTTTTTAGCAGCTTCATTTGATTTAGGCATAGCTAAACTATTAACATCTACTTTACCTATATCTACAAAAGTAACATCTGCTTTTCTTAAATCGGCAGGTAATAGTCCTGATTCTTTTAACCTTTGTGTTCTTCTAGTAAATTCAGTAGAAACTCTTTTTTCTCCTAATCCACCTAAAGCATCAGGTCTAGTTATCATACCTGCTAATTCAGGTTGAAAACTTTCAAATGATACGTCAGTTTGAAAGGCTTTTGCATAATCCTTTATTGACATGCCTGAATCTTTATAATCATCAGGAAGTTGTCCTATGTATCCTGACAAATCGCCTCCTGCAGATTTTAATGTTTGGGCATTAGTAAAGAAAGCATTTGCATCTTCTACGTTACCTATTTTTTTATACAAAGACGCAGCTTGGTCTACATTACCATTTGTTAATTGAGACAGTCTTCCTATAGCTTTTTCTACTAACTCCGTTTTTGCTTCTTCTTTATCTCTCTTTGCTAAATATCTATCAGTATGTCTATCCCATGCTTTGTCCATAATAAGTTTAACACGTTTGCTATCCTCATCAATAGACTCAGAAACTTGTTCTGCAAGACCTGAAGCAAATGCTGCAAAATTAAATGCCATTATCCTGTTCTCCTTGCCATAAGACCCATAGGCTCATCTATTATCTCTTGCTCTTCTTCTACTACTTCTTCTTCTACTTCTTCTTGTTCTTTTTGACCTTTCATTTTAGATACTATTTTATCTAATTTAATATCAGATATTTCATTAACATCTTTTAGTTCTGTGCCTTTATTATACTTTACATTTGCATTTGTTGCAATTAATTCTAACATCTCTATTAATAAAGGCATAAGCAATATACCCACATCAATACTGTGTTTACCTTCCATTACAGAAGCAAGTTGTAAAGAGTTAGCTATTGCAGTCAAAGGCACACCCATTTCAATAACATCTATAAGTTGGTCTGCAAAAGTTTCATCCATTAATCTTGGAATATAAAACTCAAGTGCCTCTTCAACTGTAGAATATTGGGATGGATTTTGCCAAGGTCTATCACCAAAAGGTCCTGTTAAATGTTGACCCGGAATAGGACCATCATGTACAACTTCAGGTATATCAGGATTCATCTCTGCCATTTAAAGCCTCTTTCATCTCTTTTACTTTATTCATATAATCTACAACTCTCATAGCAGGATTATTCATATTCATTTTTTTATCACGCATACTTCTTTGCAGTAAACCTGTCCCTTTATCTTCTGTAGGCATAAATTTTATACTTGCCATATTATTGTATGCTATAAAAGCAGGGTTAATTCTATTTATCAAAACAATCCTCCTATCAGTGAACCTGCAACACTACCTGCGTCTGCAGTTAAGAACGAACCAATAAGTTTACCAAAACCTGTAGAAGAACTATAATCATTCTTTAATTGCATTATATCTCTATCAGCATCTGCTTTAAGTTGCTCTAATGCTAACTGTATAACACGACTTCTTTCATTCTCTGCAGATGTCCATGCCCACTCCATAGTGTCACCATAATATTGCCATAAATTATTATATGCCTGATTACTTAATCCTAATAGATTTTGTGCATTTAATTCATTAGCTCTATTTATAGCTGCAGTATCTGCAGTAGCTATTTGTCTTCTCCAATTAGCATTTGACTGTGCTATTACCATCTGATTCTGTGCATTGAATTGGTCACGTTGATTGTTAATCTCTGTGTTAAATCTTTCAATAGTATTAGTTTGTCCTGCATTAAATTGTTGTTGAGCATTCATCTGTGTAGCATTAAACTGATTAGCTTGTTGTGCTAGAGATGCAAAGAATTGGTCAACTTGATTTTGAGAGGTAGCATTAAACTGTCTACTTGCATTTTCAGCAGCTTGGTCTGTAAACAAAGATTGTATTCTTTGTTGTGCATTAAACATATTTGCTTGTTGTTGATTAGATAAGTTAGCCATATCCATTTGTAAAAAGGATTGTGCATTTTGTACTGCAGATTGTTGTCTATTATTTAAACTAGATAAATCTAAGTTAGCTAGTGCAGATGCCTCTGCTATCGTTATGGCTTGTCTATTAGATAGATTATTTAGATTCATAGTATTTACTGCTCTACTATTTTCTAATCCTATCTGTTGCTCTGCAGTAAAGTTTTGATTAGCTATATCACCTATTCTTGCAGCATTTTGAACTCTTGCTTGAAATCCTTGGTCAAATTCTTGACCTATAAACTGTGCTCTTTGTTGAGCAGCTAACATAGCTCTTTGTTGTCTGTTAGATAAATTTTGTGTTTCAAACTGTGCCTGTAATTGTGCGTCTGCTTGTGCGATAGGTAAAGCAGATTCCATAGCAGCTTGTATAAGTGCCTGTCCTGCAATGCTAGAAGCACCCAAGCCTCTCTGTTGCATAACTGCTTGTACACCTCTGATTGCTCCTGCTGCCCACGCAGGTGGATTAGTTGCATCAAAGTTAGCAGTTAATTCTCCTAGTTGCCCTGCTACAGTTGCTTTTTGACTAGGAGTTGCAGTCGCTGCTTCTATCTGTTCAGTAAATGTAGCTGCAGTTTGTGCGTTAGCAGTTGGAGTAACAAGTTCACCTTCCTGTATTTTTCGTTGTACAGGATTTGTCATTTGACTTGCTACACCTTGAGCAGCTTGTAATTGTGATATTGAACTTGCAGTTTGTTGTTGTGCAGTCACTTGTGTTCTAGGGTCTAGTGTTCCTTGTGCTGCTTGTGTTTTTTCTAATGCAGTATTAATTGCAGTAGATGCCTGTTGTGCTTGTAATTGAGCAGGTTCAGTTTCTAATACAGGCATTGCAGTTGCAGTACCTGCTTGTGCACTAGGAAGTGCTACTTGTCCTGTAACTTGCCCTGCTCCTGCAGGTAAGTCTTGACCTACAGTTGGAGTAACACCTACAACAGAAACATCTGTTCCTGTAGGTAAAGTAGGTGAAGTTAACATTTGAGCAGATACATCCCCTATAGTAGCTCCTGTGTCCACAGGATTAGAAGCAACAGCAGGAGTTTGATTTGTAGATAATGTTCTTGGGTTTGATGGAAATTCACCTCCCAAAGTTCCTATTTCGTCACCTAGAGCAGAACCTCTG